AGACAGATCACGCTTCCAGTGTACGCCGATATCAGGTTTTGATAATTCGGCTTGAATCAGGCTGGAAGCTTCCTGGTAGTTTTTAACTGCAATGGCGCTGGCTATTTGTTTGCATTGTTCACGTTTCATAGTCTTCACCTCTATATTGTTTGGTTCCTTTTAGTAATGTGGACCTTCGCAACGCCATGATGCGACAAAGACACGCTCGCCGAAAGCATGGGACATGGCGGCCATTACTTCTCCCGCCAGATGGTCATTGAAATATTCGTCTTTAGTCAGGTTTGTAAAGCTACTGGCGATCTCCATGATCAAATCACCGTCAGAATTCACAATGTCGTAATAATGTTTATTCAATTTTCTATCCCTCTTTATTTGTAAATGTGGTGCCACAGTACCATGATCTGCTAGATGTTCAAGTATCAAATGGTATCAATATGGTATAGGGTATCTATAGGGTATGCATAGGGTATGGTCTATGGTCTATTGGCTTATATGGGTGCCATTAAGGCCCCCGCACTATCAACCCATATCAACCTACCAATGGCTTCCGATCGTGTCCTGTAGGCCCCCTGGGTCGGTCCTGGTGCCTGCCTGGTGCCTGCCTGGTGCTGGCCAGGATAATCTAGCGAGCGCTCGCTCGATAAAACCACAAGGGGCGTGTGGAAATAGGGGCGGGGAGGGGGACGGCACGCTGTAATTATTATAGTAACCACCCAAACTTGCTAGAAGCCAAATCCAAACTTGCAAAAGACCAAATTAGACCCTACCCAATCTTCCAAAACCAGAGTCTAAAATTAAAAAAAGTCCAATCTCAGGCGGTTTAATTTTCCCTTTTAATATCAATTACTTGGAAATCTGGTATTTTTTAATAAAATATTAGTATAATTCGCCAACTATTAGCCGATTTAACCAACATGACTGACGAGCCAGTAAAGCGGAAAAGAGGCCGCCCGAAGAAACCGAATAGACTGATGACCCGTGAACAATGGGAGGAGGAGTCTAAGAAGGTTAGTGGCAGGCCAAAGGGCTTGAGAACCGCCGTTAAGAAGCTGGAGGAGCGATTACTAGCCGCCAATAGAATTGAGCTAGTCATTGATTCCATAGTTAATGCGGCGACCAATGATGACCATAAGAACCAGGCGGCTGCTTGGAAGTTAATCCTAGATAGAATGGCCCCCTTGAGTCATTACGACAAGAATAAGGGTGGGGATAAACCCATTATCCAAATCAACGTCTCGTCAGTGGACACCAACATTAAAGAGATTGACGGTGAGATCATACAAGAGGATAGCTGAACAACTCTCAAGCCATGAGGGTATTCGGAAATTCGCCTATAGATGTCCTTCCGGTAAATTAACCATTGGGATTGGTAGGAATATTGATTCAGATGGTGGGCTGGGACTATCGGAGGATGAAATCCTTTACCTATTAACAAATGATCTCAAGAGAACCGAAGAGGAATTGGGTAACGCCTTTAGGTTTTACAAGGATTTAGACCCTGTTAGACAGGATGCCATGATTAACATGGCCTTTAACTTAGGTATAACCCGCCTCAGGGGCTTCAGGATGGCCTTAAAACTCATGGAAACCAAGGAATATGATGAGGCATCTATGGAGTTTTTGGACTCCCTGTGGGCTTCTCAAGTGGGTCACAGGGCGTTAGACATAGCACACATGATTAAATATGGAGAATATCCCGATGCCGATGGTCAAAGGTAAGAAATACCCCTACACAAAAGAAGGAAAAGCCGCAGCCAAAAAGGCCAAGAAGAAGGTTAAGAAGAAATGAGACCAGAGACTTACTACTCCATAGGTACTAATCTAACCGATGGAGCGTCCAATACCCTATTTATCGTTCCTGCAGGATATGAAGCCCGTGTGAGTATGGTGTATATCAGCAATAACACGGGGTCTAGTAAGTCATTTTCAGCCTCTTGGTGGCATGACGGAACTGAAATCTGTTTCGCGGCCAGTAAAAACCTTGGAAGTAATGACTTTATCCAGTACGGCGGGCAGTTTGGTGACTTCCTAATCCTTGATGAGGAGGATTACATGACAATAACCCCTGAAGCCGAGTCAACCTTCGTGTCGATAGTCTCCTTTATCCTCCTAAAGCATGACGGAACTAAGTTCGATTTAACTATATGAACCTTGATATTAACTTACTGTCCTGGCAGCAGGAGGTTTGGAACGACCCAACCCGATTTAAGGTGGTCGCTGCTGGACGAAGGACAGGAAAATCAAGGCTTGCGGCTTATTTACTCCTTGTTAACGCCCTTCAGGCTAAGAGAGGCCATGTATTCTACGTAGCCCCAACTCAAGGTCAGGCAAGGGACATTATGTGGAATCTCCTTTTAGAATTGGGAGGGGATTTGGTTGAAGGCTCCCATGTTAACAACCTTCAAATTAAGTTAATCAACGGAATCACCATATCTCTTAAAGGTGCTGACCGACCAGAAACAATGCGGGGTGTCTCTTTAGCTTTTTTAGTTTTGGACGAGTACGCCGATATGAAGCCTGAGGTCTGGGAATTAATCTTACGACCTGCGCTTTCGGATTTGAAGGCAAGTGCCTTGTTCATTGGGACACCAATGGGTAGAAATCATTTCTATGACCTCTACAAACAAGCCGAGTTAGGTGGCGACCCCAACTTCAAAGCATGGCACTACACCAGTTATGACAACGATCTCCTTGATAAGAAGGAGATTGACCAGGCCAAGATGTCCATGTCCTCTTATGCATTCAGGCAAGAGTTCATGGCTTCCTTTGAGGCACGTGGTTCCGAGATGTTTAAGGAATCATGGGTGAAATTCTCAGAGGAGGAGCCTGAAGGTGATTACTACATCGCTATTGACCTTGCTGGTTTTGAAGAAGTTGGGAAAAAGAACAAAACCAAAAACCTTGATAACACAGCTATAGCGGTTGTTAAGGTCGGCCCCCAAGGCTGGTGGGTCAAAGACATAATTACAGGCAGGTGGTCATTAGATCAGACTGCTCAAAAGATATTTCAGGCTGTAAGGGATTATCAACCCATCTCCGTAGGAATAGAGAAGGGTATCGCCAGACAGGCCGTGATGTCCCCATTAACCGACCTCATGAAAAAGTATTCTCGTTTCTTCCGTGTTGAGGAATTAACCCACGGAAATAAAAAGAAAACTGATCGGGTCATGTGGGCGTTACAGGGTAGATTTGAAAACGGCCTGATTAAATTAAACAAGGGCGACTGGAACATTCAATTTATGGATGAGATTTTCCAATTCCCAGATGCCTTAACACATGATGACATGGTTGACGCCCTTGCTTACGTAGACCAATTAGCAAACGTCTCATACTCGTATGATTTTGAAGAAGATCATTTTGAAGCAATAGATTTAGTGGCTGGCTATTAATATGCTTAATAAAGAAGAGTTTACTATAGAACAAAGTGTTGAAGATTGGGTCATGGACAAATGCGAGTCCTGGCGCAACCACTTTGAGAACAATTACGAGAACAAGTTTGATGAATACTACCGTCTATGGCGGGGTATTTTTTCTGCTGAAGACCGTACCCGTGACTCTGAAAGAAGCCAGATTATCTCGCCTGCTTTACAACAGGCCGTTGAATCTTCCGTAGCCGAGATTGAAGAAGCCACCTTTGGTCGTGGTAGATTCTTTGACATCAAGGATGATTTAAGGGATGGTGAACCCCAAGATGTTGTTTACTTGAGGGAGCAGTTATTCCTTGATTTCCAAAAGACCAAGGTTAGAAAGGGCGTTGCAGAATGTTTAATAAACGCCGCAGTCTTTGGTACTGGCATTGCCGAAATCGTGCTGGAAGAAGAAAAAGAAATGAAGCCAGCATCCCAACCGATAATGGAAGGGCAAATGCAGGCCGTAGGCGTAAACATATCAGATAGAACTGTATGTAAACTTCGTCCTATCCTCCCACAGAATTTCCTTATTGACCCTGTAGCTACCTCCATTGAAGAGGCTATAGGTGTCGCCATTGATGAATACGTCCCCTACCATCAGGTAGAACTCCTTCAAGAGAGTGGGGTT